GCACAATGGCTGGAAGAAAGAAAAGAAGCTTATAAAAAGGAGCTGGAGGAACTTTGAAACGAAGCACAGATAGACGCTGGAGTCTAGCGGAGATCCGGCAGAATCAGAAAGAACACTATGCCGGGATGGCAGAGCATCCACCGGATCGGAAAGCCAGTGCAGACTTCCACCGTCCGGCATACCCGAATTATACAGTGGAGGATGCACTGAAAAAGTGGGGGAGTAGATACGAAGAAGGAAGTGGATGCCGATGGAGCGACTGGAAGAAAATAATGTGAAAAATGAAAATGAGCGAAAAAAGGAATATCTGAGAGGATACCGAACCAACAGGAGACGGGTCAACAGGATAGATGGAGAGGTGACAGAGCTGAGAGAGCTTGCGAAGTCTGTGAAAGCTACTGATTATTCAGGAATGCCGCATGGCAGTGGAAATCAAAAAGATCTTTCTGACGAACTGGCAAGAATTGAATTATTGGAGAAAAAGCTCGGAGAAGAAAAAGAAAAGTGTATTGAATCGTATATTGCTGTTGAAAAGCAGATCAAGACGGTACAGAATGAGGATGAGAATGATGTATTATTTTACCGGTATGTAAAAGGTCTCAGGTGGTGGGAAATCGCAGAATTGATGGGTTGTACGGATAGATGGGTGCATAAATTGCACGGGAAAGCACTGCAACATTTGAAAATACCGGAATAATTTGTTTGAGTTCATTGAAGTTCAGTATCAACATATGATTTAATTATAATGAGCCAAGGCGGAAAACCGACGGCTCGATAATAAGGTAAATGAATGCACCCGGTGTACCAGGTGCATTTTTTCATTCATGCAAAGGAGACATGAGATACATGAAAAGAAATAGACCGGATAAAGACGGTACTCACCGTGGAGCTTTTGAAAAGAATAAGAAAAAAATTTATGCAACTCAGACAGTATGTGGGATTTGCGGTAAACCGGTTGATTTTTCTTTGAAGTATCCACATCCATTATCACCCTGCATTGATCATATTATTCCAATAGCCAAGGGAGGACATCCATCGGATTTGGACAATATGCAGCTTGCACACTGGACGTGCAATCGACAGAAGAGCGATAAGTTGACATCTGGCAGAGACAGGAAGGAAGAAGAATCAATAGGGAACAGGGTGCTGCCTCATACATTTGATTGGAGCAGATACAGGTCAAAATAATTTTGAGGGGGGCATACCACCCCGGCAGCAGATGCGAATGACCTTCACACCGTCACTGCGAAAAAAAACACACGCAACAAAAAAGAATGTGGAAAGGAGCAAAATGGAAACCTATAAAGGAATAGATTATTTGCGAAAAAAACTGGCACAAAAAAGAAACAGGGTGCTTAGAAGATATAAATTTTATGAAATGAAAAATATAGCAAGGGATATAGGAATAGCATCACCGGAAAGATTACAATGGTTACAAAGTGTTCTTGGATGGAATGCGAAGGCAGTCGATTCTTTGGCAGATCGTTTGGAATTTAGAGAATTTAAAGATGATGATTTTGATATGAATGGAATTTTCCGAATGAATAATCCGGATATTTTATTTGATTCAGCGATATTATCTGCATTAATTTCATCATGTTGCTTTATTTATATCAGCAAGGGAGAAGACGATTTCCCAAGACTGCAGGTAATAGATGGATCAAATGCAACGGGCATTATAAATCCGATCACAAATTTACTTACAGAAGGTTACGCGGTATTACAACGAGACGATTATGGAAGGGCAAATGTTGAAGCATACTTTGCGGGAGAGTTTACTGTAATTTATAGAAATGGCAAACAGGAACAGATATTTCAAGATAATGTTCCAGCAGCATTGTTGGTTCCGATTATATTCAGACCGGATGCAAAAAGACCATTCGGTCATGCAAGGATTAGCAGAGCGTGCATGGCGATTACAGAATCAGCAATGAGAACCGTGAAGAGATCTGAAATAACGGCAGAGTTTTATTCGTTTCCTCAGAAATATGTAGTAGGATTAAATCCTGATGCGGAACAGATGGATAAATGGAAAGCAACTGTATCAAGTCTTTTACAGTTTGATAAAGATGAAGATGGAGACAGCCCTACACTTGGACAATTCCAACAACAGTCAATGACACCACATCTTGAGCAGTTAAAAATGTTCGCTTCACTTTTTGCGGGTGAAACCGGCTTGACATTGGATGATCTGGGATTTGCCACGGAGAATCCGGCAAGTCAGGAAGCAATTAAAGCACAGCATGAAAATTTACGGTTGACAGCAAGAAAAGCACAGAGGGCATTTGGCAGTGGATTTTTAAATGTTGGATATTTGGCTGCGTGTTTAAGGGATGATTATCAATATTATCGTAATCAGGTATACATGACGAAACCAGTGTGGGAACCTGTATTTGAACCGGATGCAGCCATGCTGTCCAATATTGGTGACGGAGCAATAAAAATAAATCAAGCTGTACCAGGTTATTTTAATGCTGACAATTTAAGAGATTTGACAGGCATTAACAGGAGCAATATGAAGATAGAAGACATGGGGGTGTAAGCCATGGAAGATATTGTTCAGGGATTATTAGAGAAAATTCAAAAGCAATTTATTCATGATATAGAGAAAAATGACATTATACGGACATTTAATGAACGGAAAAGCAAGATAACCTATGAACAGGTAAATGAAATAGCACAGGAAATAGGAAAGGTATTGGCTAAAGTATATTCAGATAATTTATCATCTGCTGTATTACCTGATGGGAAAATGTATTATAATATTGCAACTAGAATATTAAACCCTACATTAAAAGATGCATATGATAGGGCGGCTCGTATTGCGGAAATAGTGCAAAAAATTCTGAATGAAGAGGCAGGAATAGGAATAAAGCCAATAAAAGCACAAATACAGCAGGGATATATAGATGGAATAGTAAATCGAATTTCCAATGAAGAATGTTTTGATGATGTAAAGTGGATTCTTGATGCCCCTGTAAGAAATTTAGTTCAAAAGGCAATGGATGATACAGTAAAAGTAAATGCGGATTTTCATGCAAAGGCGGGATTAAGCCCCAAAATTGTACGGAAATCGTCAGGACATTGTTGTAAATGGTGCAATGAGGTAGCGGGTGTATACAGCTATCCTGATGTGCCGAAAGATGTATTCAGAAGACATGATAATTGTAATTGTGTACTTGAATATTATCCAGGAGATGGGAAAAAACAGGATGTTTGGTCAAAAGAATGGAAATACGAAAAAGAATCTGATAGAATAGAAGAAAGAAAAGCAATAGAAAAAGAAGGATTGGCGGTTCGATTATCAGAGCACCCGAAAATGTTCCAGGCATATACTCCGGAGAGGTTAAAAAAAGAACTGGAGGCAGCAGGATATGAAGTTAAGCCGTTGGGTAAAGGAAAGTTGAAAAATGTGCCGTTTGAAGAAGGCGGTGGATTCCGAGTATCATATGGTGGGGATGGATATCTGCAGTATCATCCTGAAACCAATAGCCATCATGGAGAAGCCTATTATAAAACGTCAAGTGGAAGAGCAGGGACAAAACGTTATAATCTGAATGGAGATGAGAAAAATGACTAAGACGAGAGAAAGCGTTGAATATATTGTAAACAGATTAAGAAAAATATATGAAGAACGTAAAATTAATAATGAAGATTGGTTTATTTTACCAAACCAAGTAGCCATACATATTGATATTATAGAAAAAAATCGTCTTGTAATTGAATTTGCTGATAATGAGGAAAAAGCTAAAATACACATGGCTGATGATGGACAATCGTATTATCTCGATGATTATACACTTGAAGAAATGTTTGATGAAATGATGAAAGAGATAGAAAATGAAATGTAGACGCTGTTTACCACTCCGGTAGGCAGCGTTTTTGATTGGAGACTACATGGGAGAAATAAGGAAGGGGCGGCAGAACCCGACACAATCTGTCGTGCTGCCTTATTCTTCAACATATGGAGCTGAAGCGGTAGATATTTATAATTCGACAGGGAGAACCGCCCAAGAATGGCAGAAGCTTCTTCTGTCGGACATTCTGGCCGTTAATGAAGATGGACTATGGGTACACACAAAATTTGGATATTCTGTTCCAAGGCGTAATGGAAAGAATGAAATTGTCGCAATAAGGGAAATGTATGGCTTGAAAAGAGGAGAGAGAATCCTACATACAGCACATAGAACAACAACTACACATAGTGCATGGGAACGACTTTCAAATTTGCTGAAAAAGGCAAATATTGAGGTCGTTTCCTCATATAAGGCATTCGGTAAGGAACATCTTGAAGTTGAGGGTGGCGGGATTATTGAATTCCGGACAAGAACATCAAAAGGAGGTCTTGGAGAAGGTTTTGATCTTTTGATTATTGATGAGGCACAAGAATATCAGGATGACCAAGAAAGTGCTTTGAAATATGTGGTTACAGATAGTAAAAACCCACAAACCATTTTTTGCGGCACACCACCAACTCCGGTCAGTTCAGGAACGGTCTTTACAAAATTCAGAAAATCTACATTGGAAGGAAGAAATGTCAATTCTGGCTGGGCAGAATGGTCAGTAGAAGAGCAGACGAATCCAAGAGATATTGAAGCATGGTATGAAACAAACCCATCTTTGGGAACAGTATTTACAGAACGATCAGTAACTGATGAAATAGGAACAGATGATGTAGATTTTAACATTCAGCGTTTAGGGTTATGGATCAGATATAATCAGAAATCAGCTATAAGCGAGACTGAATGGAATGAGCTGAAACTAGAAAATAAGCCTGAGTTGGCGGGGGAGTTATTTGTCGGAGTAAAATACAGTAAACATGGAAATGTAGTTATGTCGGTTGCATCGAAAACACAGGATGAAAAAATATTTATTGAATGCATTGACTGCAGAGAAGTAAGAGCAGGAGATACATGGATGCTTGCATATCTGAAAGGCTGGAAAGCAAGAAAAGTAGTGATAGATGGAGCATCAGGTCAGCAGTTATTGAAAGAGGAGATGAGGGAGTATGGGATAAAGAATTCATATTTGCCAACAGTAAAAGAAATCATTGCAGCAAATGCAAAATTTGAACAGGGATTATATCAAAAAAATATAGTACATTCAGGACAACCGTCGTTAGTACAGGCGGTAAGCAATTGTGAAAAAAGAGCAATTGGTACGAATGGAGGTTTTGGGTATAAGGAAATGAAAGAAGAAATAGAGATTGCATTATTGGACAGTGTAATTCTTGCATATTGGGCATGTAGTGAGTCGAAGACAAAAAAGAGAAAGCAAAGAATTAGTTGTTAGAAGGCACCGAAAAGGTGTCTTTTTAACATATTACGCACCCCAGCGGTTAAAAGGAGAAAGGAGCATAAAGATGGCATTTGAACCAATCACAACACAGGAACAGCTTGATAAAGTAATCGGAGAAAGAATTGCGGGAGTGAAAGCAAAATATGAAGGATTTGATGATTACAAAAAGAAAGCGGAGGACTATGATGCTTTGAAGGAAAAAGCAGATGGACTTGAGCAGCAGGCAGCAGCATTGAATAAAGAAATCAATGGTGATGACAAGAATCCGGGCTATAAAAAAATGATGGAAGAAATGCAGAGCAGGCTGAAAGGATATGAGACCAGTTCTTTAAAAATGAGAGTTGCTCATGAAAATGGAATTCCGTTTGAGCTTGCAGATAAGTTGAGCGGATCTGATGAAGAGGCTATAAAAAAAGATGCGGAAATAATGGCAAAATTTTTGAGAAAAAGAGATGTTCCGCCACTTGCCGGAGGAGATCCACAGAAAATGGATGACAAGAAAACAGCTATGAAAAATATGCTGGCTAATTTGAAAGGAGAATAATTATGTTAGGAAAAGAAACAAAGTTTGATCCAACACTTGTAACGGATCTTATTACAAAAGTTAAAGGAAAATCATCATTGGCAGCATTATGTGGACAGACACCGATTCCATTTAACGGGTTAAAGGAATTTATTTTTTCGATGGATAATGAAATTGACATTGTTGCAGAAAATGGAAAGAAAAGTGAAGGTGGTATTTCAATGGATCCGGTAAAAATTGTACCGGTGAAATTTGAGTATGGTGCAAGAGTATCAGATGAATTCATGACAGCGACTGAAGAGGAACAGCTGGATGTGTTGACAGCATTCAATGAAGGGTTTGCAAGGAAAGTTGCAAAAGGCTTTGATCTTGCAGGAATGCACGGAATTAATCCTAGAACTGGAACGGCGTCAAGTGTAATTGGCGACAATCACTTTGATTCAAAAGTCACGCAAACCATTGAATACACATCTGCAACACCAGATATAAATCTTGAAGACGCTATTGCACTGGTAGATGGATCGGAGGGAGATGTGACAGGTCTTGCACTTTCTAAAACCTTTGGATCGGCTATGGCTAAAGTGAAGGCAAATGGAATCAAGCAGTATCCGGAATTTGCCTTTGGTGCATCACCATCTGCATTTAATGGAATTCCGACCAGTGTCAATAAAACGATTTCGGGAGGAACAGAGAAAGATCAGGGGATTATCGGTGATTTTCAGAACGCATTTAAATGGGGATATTCAAAAGAAATTCCTATGGAGATTATTCAGTATGGAGATCCGGATAATTCGGGAAAAGATTTAAAAGGCTATGGACAGATCTATATTCGTGCAGAAGTATATCTTGGTTGGGGAATTTTAGTACCAGAGTACTTTGCAAGAATCAAGGAGGCATAAATGAAATACAAAAATAGAAAGACAGGTTCAGTGATCGATGTAGAATCGAAAATTTCAGGTGAAAACTGGGAACTTATGGATGAAGAAGACGGTGCAGAAGAGCCGACAAATGAGAAATCTGAGAAAAAAGCAACAAGAAAAAAGGAAGTCGGTGTGAAATGATGACATCATATGCATCAATAGCAGATTTAAGCGATCTGTGGAGAGATTTAAAGAGTTCAGAAACAGAAAGGGCAGAAAAACTCTTAGAAATCGTATCAGATTCTTTACGGTATGAAGCAACAAAAGTTGGAAAAAACTTGGATGAAATGATCGCAGAGAATCCGGCTTTAGCAACGGTGGCAAAATCAGTGACTATTGATGTGACTGCCAGAGCTCTTATGACATCAACAGATACAGAACCCCTGACGCAAATATCACAGTCTGCCCTGGGATATGCAGTAACCGGTACTTACCTGGTCCCGGGAGGAGGTTTGTTTATAAAAAAATCAGAGTTGGCGAGACTTGGACTTAAAAGACAGAAAGTAGGAGTGATGGATATCTATGGAATCGATGATTAAAGGGATTCGAGTAATACTTTATGAAAAAAATATCTTAGGAAGAGATGGTTTTGGACATCCGGTGTATACTGAGATACCTGTGGTGGTAGAAAACGTTTTGGTAGCACCGGCATCTACCACCGAAATTCTTGACACATTGAATCTTACTGGTAAAAAGGCAGTTTACAATATAGCAATACCAAAAGAAGATAATCACACCTGGCAGGATTGCCGGGTGGATTTCTTTGATCAGTCCTGGAAAGTAATAGGCTTACCACAGATGGGGATTGCAGAGAATATTCCTGGTCCGTGGAACCAGAAATGGATGGTGGAGCGATATGAGTAAAGTGAGAATAGAATTGAACCGAGAAGGAGTCCGAAATCTTATGAAATCACCCGAAATGCAGGCAATGCTTTTGGATTGTGCGAGTTCAGTTTCTAAAAACGGGGAAAAAGAAGTATATGTTGCACAGACAAGGGCGGTCGTGGAAGTACGTGGAGATGATGGAAAGAATGGACTGCTTAAATCAATGAGTAAAAAGAGATGATTGAAGAAAAAGTAAGGAGCTATCTTGAAGAACAATTAAATATTCCTGTCAGAATGGAAGAAGAAGCAGGACTTCCGGAGGAATATGTATTACTCGAAAGGACCGGGGGCAGTCAGGTGAATTATATAGATAAGGCAATCATAGCAATTCAGTCGTATTCTTCATCCCTGTACAAGGCAGCGGTTCTTAATGAGAAAGTCAAAATAATAATGAAAAATATAATAGAGATGGATGAGATCAGTGAATGCGAGCTTAATAGCGACTATAACTATACTGATACTTCAAGAAAAAAATACCGGTATCAGGCTGTATATGAGCTAACATATTACTGACAGGAAAGGAGAAAAAATGCCAGATAGGGAAAATGTAAGTGCAGGCAAACCGAAAATAGGCGGTGCGGTATGGGTAGCACCAGTTGGAACGGAACTTCCGACAGATACGGCCGGATCGTTAAATGCAGCTTTTAAAGATTTGGGGTACTGTTCAGATGATGGGGTAACAAACACCAACAGTCCAGAAACAGAGAGTCAGAATGCGTGGGGAGGAGATACAATCCTTGAAATGCAGAAGGCAAAAGAAGACACTTTCAAGATGAAACTCGTTGAAGCACTAAATGTGGATGTCTTGAAAACTGTATATGGAAAAGAAAATGTGGAAGGGACACTTGCCGAGGGAATTAAAATTAAAGCAAACAATAAAGAAGCAGAGCAATATTCGTGGGTTATTGATATGATCCTGAGAAAAGCTGTAAAGAGAATCGTAATTCCGACAGCATCTATTAAAGAACTGGGGGATATTACTTACAAAGATGATGAAAGTATCGGGTATGAATGTACTTTGAGTGCATCACCTGACTCAGAAGGAAATACTCATTATGAATACATGAAAGCAAAAGAGTAACAGGAGGGTAGAAACCATGCAGGTAAAAACAACATCAGGATTTGAAGCAACAATTGACGAAGGTATATTGGATGACTATGAACTTTTGGAAATGCTTTGTGAAGTAGACAATGGTAATACAGGAAAATTGATTGAAGCAAGTGTAAAAGTTTTTGGAAAAGAACAATATGCAGCTTTAAAAGAACACAACAGGGATGAAAACGGAAAAATTTCTACGAAAAAGATGATTGAAGAAATTACGGAAATTTTGTCAGGAATGCAAAATGGAAAAAACTCCTGATCCTCGCCCATATGATCACGGTGGATGAAGAGGCACTAATTTGTGATTTGGCTGAAACATACCACATATTTGATTACAAGTCGTTACCATGCAGAATGGTAGCGACTTTTGCGTGTGGGCTGAGGGAAAATTCAAGGATAAAAATGAAAATGTCCGGAATGAATGCAACAATTGAACAGACAATGCTTGCAGCCATAGTAGACAGTACGAGGCTGAATGCATGGTTACAATCAGCAGATGGGATAAAGGGAAGGAACCGACCAGAATCTATAGCAGATATTATTACAGGAAGAACAGAGACAAAAAGTATCACTGCATATACATCTCCGGAAGAGTTTGACAGAGATTGGAAGAAATATACTGGTGGAGGTGAATAGATGGGGACAGAGCTGGCAAAGGCATACGTGCAGATTGTTCCATCAGCAAAAGGAATCAGTGGAAGTATAAGCAAAGAACTTGGTAGAGAAGCGAGTGTAGCAGGCAGCAGTTCCGGGGAATCTTTTGCAGGAAATATGCTTGGAAAGGTGAAACAGTTAATAGCTGTAGCCGGAATAGGAAAAGTATTTTCAGAAACAATATCAGAAGGTGCGGATCTGGAACAGAGTCTAGGGGGAATAGAGACATTATTTAAAGAGTCGGCTGATAAAGTAAAAGAAAATGCTGCGAAAGCATATCAGACAGCCGGGATGAGTGCAAATGAGTACATGGAGCTGACTACGAGCTTTTCAGCGAGTTTGCTCAGTTCGCTTTCTAATGACACGTCAAAGGCAGCAGATGTTGCGGATATGGCTATGACAGATATGTCTGATAATGCAAATAAGATGGGTACTGATATGGAAAGTATAAAAAATGCATATCAGGGATTTGCAAAACAGAATTATACCATGCTTGACAATCTGAAACTTGGTTATGGTGGAACAAAAGAAGAAATGCAGAGACTTCTGACGGATGCACAGAAAATCTCCGGAGTGAAGTATGATATAAATAATTTATCAGATGTATATAATGCAATTCATGTAATTCAAGGACAATTGGATATCACGGGAACGACCGCAAAGGAAGCTTCGACAACAATATCAGGATCACTTGGATCAATGAAAGCTGCATTTAAAAACGTGCTGGGGCAGATTACGTTAGGAATGGACGTGGGACCGGCATTGTCGGCATTGGCAACAACGACAACAACCTTTTTGGTCGGGAATTTGTTACCGGCAATTTGGAATATTTTATCAGGACTTCCGATGGCACTTGTAACGTTTATTCAGACATTAATACCACAATTAATAGCAGCAGTGATCCAGTTTATCCCTGGAATCCTGACAGCAATTCAGACGGGATTACCCCAGCTTTATGAGATGGCGAATGAGATACTGATACAGTTTACGACAGCAATTCAGACAAATCTACCAGCGTTGTTACAACAGGGGGTGGATATTGTTACAAATATCGTGAATGGGATTCTCCAAAATATTCCGCAAATGATTACAATGGCAGGTGCTGCAATCGCAAATTTTGAAAATGCAATTTGGTCAGCATTACCGACAGTATTAACAGCCGGTGCACAATTACTCATTAATTTAGTAAATGGAATAATTCAGAGTTTACCGGGGATAGTCACAGCGGCAGCACAGGCAGTAGCAAAGATGGTTGTTACAATTGGGCAGCACCTGCCAGAGGTTTTACAGACCGGTATTGAAATAATCGGAAAACTTGCAGCAGGATTGATTCGTGCGATACCGACATTGCTTAGTAAGTTGCCACAGATCATAAAAGGGATAGTAAATGCTTTTACAGAGGTGGACTGGTTGTCCATAGGGATCAATATTATAAAAGGAATCGGAAAAGGACTTGCTAACGCAGGACATATGTTGTGGGATGCAGTAAAAGATATTCTTGGAAATTTTAAAGATAAGGTACTTGGCTTTTTTGGCATTCATTCTCCGTCCAGGTGGGGTGCATATGTAGGTGAAATGATTGATCTCGGTATGGCAAGAGGTTTGATCAACAACTCAAAGCCGATCAGTGATGCTGTAAATATGATGCAGGAAGTAGTGAAGACACCGCTTGAATCAAGTGCTTCAGTTTCATCGGATCAGCAAGTTGCATATACAGGTACAGGCATAGTGGAAAGATTGGATCAATTAATACTCATCCTTGGAATGATACTGAATCTGTTAAAAATGAAAGATGGGAATGTATCAGAAAGAGAAGTGGTGAGAGTTTTGAGAGAAATGGGGGTTGTATTTTCTTGATAGAAGTTAGATATGTAAGTTCAAATGGAAGAGAGTACAATCTGATAACAGATCATATTCGGCCGACATCAGGAACTTTCCATTCATATGAATGGAAAGCAAATGAAGCAGAAATTGAAAATGGGACAGAAGTATATGCATGGACAAAAGATCCGATTACATATCAGATCACGGTAACAGTCAGGGGATCTATTAGTGAAAGAAAAAGAATATTGAATGAGCTGACGAGTGCATTTGAATATGATATTGCTAATATTTCACCGGGAAGATTGTATTTTGATGAGTATTATATAGAGTGTTTCGCAAAAAGTGGAGAGAATACGGTATCTGATACAGCAATTACAAGATCGGATTTTAAGATTAATTTGTATTGTCCATATGCCTTTTGGATCAAAGAGGAAACAAAGAGCTTTTTTAAAGATGAATCGAAAAATAGCGAGTATGAATATCTGGCATATCCATACGGCTATAGTTATGACTACTCGAAGCCGGGGCAAGGTGCGGAGAACTGGTATATTAACCATCACAGAAATTCCCATTTTAAGATGGTCGTTTATGGACCATGTGCAAATCCACGGATCATGATAGGCGATCATATATATGAAGTGAGAGACATATTAGAAAATGATGAGTATGCGGTGATTAGTAGTAAATCAAAGTCTGTAGAGAAGTATCTTGCAAATGGAACAAAGCAAAATATATTTTATAGGAGAGGAACGGAACAGTCTGTATTTGAACAGATTCCGCCAGGAAACCTTCAGATACATTGGAATGGAGAATTTGGTTTCGATTTGATTTTGTATAAAGAGAGGAGTGTACCAGAGTGGAACTGATTTGGACAGATTCAAATGGTAGGGAACTTGGGTATATTCAAAATGCGAATATTGACATGGAAATTGGAGAAGATGAAAAAGACAGTATAAATGATTTTGAAATTGAGTTTGCCCGAAGAAACTGGAATGGTGAATTGAATAGTGGGAGCAGGATTTATGTTCCAGGGAGTGAATTTGGAGGAGTTATAAAAGAAATCGAAACAGATACAAAAGCAGATACTATTAAGTTGAGGGGGTATACCTGGAGAGGAATGATGACAAAAAAAGTAGTCCAGCCCGATAAGGAGCAGGATTATTTTGTAGTAAAAGGTGAATTAAATCAAATCATAAAAAAGATGGTCGAGGAAGCTTTCCCCGGCCTTTTTTACGGAGTGGAAATCAGTACAGGTGTATCAATAAGCTATCAATTTGATAGATATTGTACTCTTCATGAAGGTTTTGTAAAGATGCTGAAGACAGTGAACTATCGTATAAGTATTGAATATATCCAAGAAAATGGAATCAACGGATATGTTCGGGTCCATGCGGTCCCGATCAATGATTATTCGGAAGACATAGAACTGTCAGAGGATGAAAATATCCAGTTTACGATGAACAAATCGGAACGTGGAGTAAATCATTTGATCTGTTTGGGAAAAGGAGAATTAAAAGACAGGATAGTGCTTCATCTATACACAGACGAAGCAGGAGATATATCTGAAACACCTTATTACACAGGGTGTGATGAAATAGCAGAAGTCTATGATAGCAGTGGATCAGAAAGAGATGATCTGATGAAGACAGGAAAAGAAAAGCTCGAATCTATCAAGAATAAGGTTGAGTATGACATGACTATGGAAAAAATGACATCTGCTGTAGATGTAGGAGACATAGTTGGAGGCAGGGATTATGTAACAGGAGTAGCAGTGAAAAAACCAATTGGAAGAAAAATATGGAGTGTATCTGCAGGAAAAGAGAAGGTCCAATTTAAGCTTAAAGGAGAGACGTAAATGGAGATTATAACAGGTTATACCGGGAAAAAGCATATAACCCCAGAACATGACAGAGATATTCATATAGGAACATACGGAGACAATTCTTATGTGCTTTCAACGGGAATGAAAATGGAAGCAGAAGTATCAAGCAATAATGAAATTAAAATCAGGGATGGGGTACTGATCCATCAAGGGTGTGCAGCTTCCATTAAAAAGAACACATATGATTCATTACAAATTGTAAATGGATCACAAGGAATGAAACGGGTCGATTTGATTATAGCGAGATATAAAAAAGATAAAAATACAGGGATAGAAACCTTACAGCTGGAAGTACTGAAAGGAACACCAAGTGAGACGGAGCCGATGAGTCCAAGTTATATATCAGGAGATATACAGGCAGGAGATACAGTGTCAGATATGCCGATGTATAAAATAACGATTGAGGGACTGAATATCGTAGCAGTAGATCAGCTGTTCACGGTGCTGCCGTCAATGGCTACGATAAATAAAGATTTAGCCGATACATCCGATAAAATAGCCGTGAAATCGTATAAACAGGCTGATATGCATCTCCAATCGTTTTATAACGTCTCTGCTTTTTTTGCATATAAAGTAGGTCGTGAGGTACATTTTAACGTATCTCTTGATCCCAAAAGTGGGACAACGCTCCTCGCAAACAGGCTGTATGCTATTACTTCTGCAGCTATCGTTGCAGATCTTAGGCCTGCGGTACTGACACACATCCAGTGTGTTGGATGTGGGCAGAATTGGGAGAATGTGTGTGCTGTAATGGCATACGTTGACGTCAATGGAATGATCTACTTTTCAACACCTACAACGAGAGCTTTTTATAAATTCCACGGCATATGGATTGCGGCAAATTAAATGATTTATTGAGCAAGATTCAAAATGGAAAACCAGGAATAGATGAACAGCTAGGAATGGAAGTATTTTTAAAAATCAAATAATTCATCTGCCAACCATCAGTATTCGGTGGTTGGTATTTTTTTACCCATTTTTAGGGAGAAAGGAACGAATTATGAAATTAGTATGTTACATAGTATGCATGATTATGGTATGCATGGTGATAGTACTTGCAACAAATGAAACAAAAATCGCAAAGAAAGAAGCATATCTGGACGGATATAAGAAAGCATTGAAAGACTGCGATAAACTCCCGACAAGGCCTATCATCTTGGACGAATCCACGGGAGATATTAATTTTAAATGCTCATGTTGCGGACATGAATATATAGTGCCGGAAGAACACAAACCGAAATACTGTAGCGAATGTGGAAGAAAAATTGACTGGGAGGATAGAGCGTATGGGATGCAGATATGAATGCAAAAAGTACGGAAAGCAGAGGTTCAAATGTTGCATAGAATGCGAGCATTACAAATACTGCAATAATCGCAATAGTGTGTGCGATAGAATACATTTTCATGAATACATGGAAGAATGCCCGGATTATGTAAAGGAGGATAAAAATGAATAGAAAAGAAATTACACTTTTCCTGTCGCATACACTTGAACGCACCAAACTAAACGTTTTTGGAAAACATTATGCAAAAGAAGTGAGCATTGACCCGTGGACATCCAAGGCAAAACGTGTGGATTATATGCAGTTTTCACCCGGAGATCAAATGTCTATATCCGGGGTGGAAAAAGGAATATTTACTTGTTACGAAATTAGCATTTATAGCCTGTGAAAGGAGGTGAGAAAGATGGATGATGCAATTACAAGGGCAGAGCATGAAGAGTTCAAGAAGCGGATCGAGGACGAAAATCATCGTCAGAACAAGCGGATTGAAGTATTGGAAAAGATTACGCAGCAGATTAATTCGCTTACAGTGTCAGTCGAAAAGCTCGCACAGAGTATAGAACTTATGGTAAGCGAGCAGAAGCAGCAAGGGAAACGCTTGGAAACATTAGAAAGTCGAGATGGAGATATGTGGAGAACAGCTGTAAAATACGTCCTTACAACTGTCCTCGGTCTTGTTCTTGGTGCAGTGGCAATGAAATTTGGATTGAAATAAAGGAGACTAACTATGAACATTGAAATATTAATGCAGTATATGAGTTACATATTGGCAGGAATCGGTGTGCTGGCATTTCTTGTCAGCGTGATCGTGCAGGTTATTAAGGAGATGCCGGGATTAAAAAAGGTGCAGACCAATGCAGTCGCACTGGCTGCAGCACTGATCCTGACGCCCGTGTCAGTGATCGTACTATGCACATATTACACAGTAGTAATTGAATGGTATTACATTTTCGCATCATTTATTGCCGCATTTATTGTCTATCTGGTAAGCACTGGCGGTTGGGAACGTGTCACGGAAATGTGGAATCGGAATAAATATAAGAAGAACTAAGTTTGCACCAGTGCAAGAAAGGAGAATATCATGACAGAACAGACGGTAAAAGAAATTATTAAGAGTTTTGCCTACGGACTTTCAGTAAAGGAAATCTCAGACAATGAGGGCACATCACTGGAAACTATGGAGAAATTTGCAGAGGAACACGCTGCGGAGATCGAGCAGAAGAAAGCAGAACTGAAAGAAGGTGGCTGGTATGAGTAAACTTATTATTGATGTGAGCTATCATAACGGAGTAATCAACTGGGAGAAGGTTAAGGCATCTGCTTGTGCCGGAGCTATCCTTAGATGTGGTTACGGGGATGATCTGACTTCCCAGGATGATAAGCAGTGGAAGAGAAATGCAAATGAATGTACCAGACTGGGGATTCCGTTTGGTGTTTATATTTATTCGTATGCAAAGACAACTGCACAGGCAGAGTCAGAGGCAAGACATGTGCTGAGACTTGTGAAAGGATATAAACTGTCGTATCCGGTATTTTATGACCTGGAAGAACCGGGAACACAGACAGGTGCAGTTGACCGTATGAAGAAATTTGCTGCACTGATCGAGGCAGCAGGGTATAAGTGCGGAGCGTATTGTAATAAATCATGGTGGGATAACTACTTAAGTTCACTGGGGACAAGATATCCACTGTGGATCGCACGCTATAATAGTACACTTGGGATGAAAGCCGATATGTGGCAGTACAGCTCCGATGGAAGTGTTCCGGGCATTAGTGGACGGGTAGATGTTAATTATTGCTATCGTGATTTTCCAACTGAAATCACAGGCACGAGCAAGCCGTCACAGCCTGCATCAAACCCCAGTGCAGTCGTGCCGATTGGAACAACATTACAGCTTGTAGTAGATACGCTGTCAGGCAAGTATGGTAATGGCGATACACGCAAGGCAAAGCTTGGCAGTCGATACTCCGAGGTGCAGACCTTTATTAACCATATCGCTACTGCATCAGCCTCCACGCTTGCAACGGAGACAAAGGCGGGAAAATATGGCAATGGTGATACCCGTAAGACGGTACTCGGAAAACGGTATGCAGAAGTGCAGAAAGTAATCAACGGAAGTGGCTCAGGATCGTCTGCTGTGTACTATACGGTAAAATCCGGGGATACCCTGTCAAAGATTGCGGCAAAATACGGTACAACCTATCAGAAGATTGCAACGCTGAGCGGCATCAAAAATCCGAATAAGATTTATGCTGGTCAGAAACTCCGAGTGAAATAAGATCACCCCGGAGCAGTAACTCCGGGGCTGAATATTGTATCATCTCTTTAAATAGTTTATAATAGTAAAAAATCCTTTATATAATAGGTCAAAAAACCGTTGTAGGTTCTTGCAGAAAGGTTGACCTTTTTGCAAGAACCTACAAACACCCGCAAACCCTTGTATTTACTGGGTTTGCGGCTTGTAGTAGTAATACACTTCAAGGGTGTCCTTTTCTTTGTTGTATACAATTTTTTCAATAATGCTCTTCAGAATTTCGTTTTTGGTCACATCATCCACAGACTCAGAATTTACAATTTCATAAACATTTCTGACACGGTCTAACAGAGCAGATTCAGCCTGATCAGATTCATTATCCTGTGCAGGAAGTGCTGCAAGCTGCTTTTCAAGAAGCTGCTTTTCATTCTGAACAAGTGCTTTATTTTCTTTGTATTCTTCCAGTGTGTCCACACCATTCCGGTAGGCTTCTTTGATTCGATCCAGTTTCTCGTCAATTCGCTTCAGCTGATCCAACAGTATGTCTGACAAGTCGGGAGCAGTTTCCGGCTCTGGCTGAATATATCGAAAAGAAAGCTGCTGATTATTCAGCACATCTTTTAAGGACTGCAATACTGCAGGTGCAAGCTTCAGTGAGCTGATGGAGTTCTTTGCAAGGCATTTCCCTTTTGAGTATCCATAGCATACAAAGTAACAATAAGTACGCTTGCCGTTTACTATTTTTTTAGCGATCATGGTTCTGCCGCATACAGGGCATTTCACCAAACCTGAAAGCCAGTGCCTGTATGTAGAGGATGGCCGACTCCCTTTTGGCTTGTATTCCATATTACGGCGGGCAGCAGCTCTGTCAAAGAGTTCTTTTGAGATAATCGCCGGCTGCTGACCCTCTGCAATGATCCATTCATCTTTAGGGCGGATCTCATTCGTCTCATTCACAGTTCTGTTCCAGCGGATCATGCCACAGTATGTAGGATTCTCCAGAATGTATTCGACAGATCTCCGCTCAAATTCTTTCCCGTGAGAAGTTTTAAATCCACACAGATTGAGATACCGGGCAATGTCAAACATTCCCATTCCTTCCAGTGCGTACTTCTGAAAGATGATCCGAATGATTTCGGCTTCTTCCTCTACGATCGCGGGTGGTTTTCCCCGTTCTGCAATCCGGTATCCAAGCGGTGGACGTGCCTGGTATCCACCACGCTTCGCCTTTTCCGTCATGCCACGGGTCACTTCCCCGGAGAGCCGGACGGAGTAATATTCGTCCATCCATTCAATGATCCTCTCAATCAGACTGCCGAAAGGACCGTCTACCAACGGCTCAGATACACTGATTACATCCACATTATGCTTCTTTTTGAGCAGTGACTTGTAAACGATACTTTCTTCCTGATTCCGGGCAAACCGACTGAACTTCCATACAAGGATTGCATCTACAGGATGATCGGATGATTTTGCCATTGCGATCATTTTCTGAAACTCAGGACGCTTTTCAGCTTTCCGACCGGATACCCCCAGCTCATAGAAGATCTTTGAAATGATGATCCCATTCTTGTGGGCGAAATCTTTCAGAAGCTTTGCCTGGGAGTCGGGAGAAAGTTCTTCCTGCTTATCTGTGGACACCCGGACATAACCGTATCCGTATTTAGTTTTCATGCTACATCACCTTCTTTATTTTATGTGAAAATAAGTATAAAAATAACAGCCAGCGAGGAACGTGCGTTCCGCTTGCACTGACTGACCGAAGATGATACAATATTCCTTGGTTGAGTAGTATCTCTTCGGAGTTACCCAAAGAAGCACATTGGCGTGTGCTTCTTCCGATGCCGTCCCTTTTGGCGAGGGGGCGGTTTTTGTAAATATTTTTTATTCTAAATGCTGTCTCATTTTTTGACTGATACGATATTGTTCAGCATCAGGAACATCAATAAATTCTACAGTTTTATCGAAGTTCTTTTTAATTACTTCTTTAATTTCATCAAGTGTGACATTGAAAAATTCTCTTCTTGTATTTACCATGTTTAATTTTCGATCTTCAAAAGCTCTATGTAATGCTGCTTCAAGAGCTGGAGCGTCATCAGAAAAAATCATAGCGTGTACATCAAAATTGAACGGAACAGAAGCATCCCCTAATTCGTCAACTCGATCTTGAGGATCTAGGCGACGAGTCATTCCGATTTTATACACATCAGGACCGAAAGCACCAATATTGGAAATAACATATACATATCCGGCACGTTGATTAGCTTCTCTGTAATCAATATCTTTCATTGCTTTATCAATATCATTTAATTGAGATTCCAAATCCATTTTTTTGTTGAGTAAGTCCTTATTTTCAGGATCTGCCTGTAATTGAACAAGTAGATGATCATATGCTGTTTGATAATGGGTTTGTTCCTTTTCAATCTTTTTTCGTTGTGCTTCAATTTCCTTTTGCAATCTAGCAGCTTCTCTTAATTCCGCACGAGCAGCTTTTTGAGCCTCTTTTTCTTGCTGTTTCTTTTGCTGATATTCAAAGGAAAGACGGAGTTCTTCAACCTTTAAATTCAAATATGCAGGTGTTATAGAAATATTCATAATAACCCCTAATTTAGAAATTGTTTCAGCGGATTTATAGATGCGATTCAAAGAGGCATCATAGTTGGTGTATTTTACTTTCCCAATAAGCTCATCACATTCGGTGTTAAATGCACGGAGCAATAATTTTTGAGTATCATTAACCATTTTTTTGCCTTGCGAGGAGCTTCCGTTAACTTGCCAATTTGTATCACCGGATACTGCCGTTTTACTTTTTATAAGAGCCTTTTGTTTTGCTCGTATTTCTGCAAGACGATCTTTGTAATCGAGAGCATTGGCAAAATTGTAGTGAGGGCGGTATAATCCAAATTCTTGAACGAGAATTTCATCATCTAAATCGACTATTTGATTTTCCCGGTTTTTAATTTCTGAATCTAATTTTTCAATATTAAGCTTGTGAAGTGATATATCTCTTGCAAGCTCTTCGAGGTTTGATTCCAAAACAGATTTGTCCGAATTTAATTTGTTGATTAAATTATGTAAAGACTGTGCGTTTTGCATTTCAGGAGTGAATAAAGATTGTGCATGATCTAATTCACTTTGAAGACGGAAATTTTCCTGTTTGAGTGATTCGATTTCGGCTTTAAATTGTCCAGTTTTAAAGATATCCCCTATACCCATTTGTTTTCTCCTTTGTTAATAAGAACCGTTCTTTATGAATAACACCACTTATTCATTTATATAATCCCACGAGGGGTTATATTTAGGAATTTCCATGAATAATTTATTTATAAAATCAGCATACTATTAGCATGAAAATCTTAATAGAAAAAATAATATATGAAAAAAACCTAACTGTGCGTCAGGTGTCCATGATGTCAGGTGTACCCAAATCGACGGTGCAGAAGCTCATGGATGAAAATTCTAATCCGACTCTTGCCACAT